ACAACAATTCTACTCATGACTTATTTTAAACAAATAGTAGAATCTTATGAACTACCACAAGTACAACTGGTAGTAAAAACTCCAGTGCAGCCATCAATAAGCGAGGTGCAACTGGTACAACCTAGGAGTCGTGACCCTTCGTTGATGGATATTATAACAACTGGTGTTGTTAATAAAGAACACACTAGTGATTCTGATGAAATAGTTACTTACCAGGATCCCTCTGAACAAGCGAACTTCTCAGAGGATTCACGTGATGGAGAACCAACTGATTTTGGTACCCCTATCCCATTGGATGACACATTACAACCTTACCCTGACCTTACCCAATCCACTGAAAGTACCACTGAAGAAGTCCAAAATGATAAGGAAAAACAACCTAGAGTATTAACCCCCGAACCACCTAAATTTGTATCCACTGTTTTATCAGTCTATACTAATGATGGGCCAACAACGTACTTTAAGAGAATAAACAATGTTATGAAAAAATTAACAAAAAAGGTCGCCTTAAAATTAATTGAGGAAGAAAAACAATTATGGGATGAACAAAATAACGTCATCCAAAGTGTTGAGATTAAAAGTGATGAGACTAAATTAATTAAACCGGCTGAAATTATTATTGAACAAAAAATTGAATTACCCATTCAACAACCTAAAATTGAACCAACAATACAAAACCCAATAATACCTGTAATCACTATTGACATGGACAAAACCCTCCCCCAAATAACAATGGACGTAGAGGATGAAATACTCAATGACGAGTTAAATAAAATAAAGAATGTGGAAGTAGTTCAAGTTGAACCAAAACCGTCAACATCTGTTGGCCTTTTTGCACCCACATTAAATCTCATCCATCCCTATTTGGAAAATAAACAAACTTTTATTCCAAATATAGAAAAATACACTGATAATGAATCTATGATTCCTAAACAGGACAACTTAAGTGAAGACTTAAATTTACGAACCATGCAAATTGATTATTTCAATTTACTTACATCTTTCGAAAAAATCAGTGAAAAATTATTAAATAAAATGTTCAATTATGTTCATAAAGTGCCTGTTCCAAAACCACAACCACAAACCGAAGAAATGATAATTTTATCTTTGGAACCACAAAAACATAACGTAATTCCCATACAACAAAAACCCACTCTAACCAAACAACAATTAATACAACAACAAAAATTAATTGAAATTGAGTGGTTAATGACCAAGAAAAATTATGTAAAACAGCCGAAAAACATGGATTTTACTAACCCGTTATTTAACTCTTTAGCACCAATCCATGAGAAACCAACAAAATTAACATTCACAACAATTAACAAAGACTTTAATGTTAAAGACAAATTAACTCAAAAGAAAGTCAATCCTGTTGAAAAACAACCTATTGTACGTAAAAAGATTTTACGTAACAATAATAATAACAACAGAAATGTTAAGTTGCGTGTTGGAACAACCAAAGTTGAGATACAAAAGGAATCTCCCGTTTCCTTAAATCAAACTGAACTTCGGTCAATCCGTGACAACCGTCGCACAAGGATTAACAATATTAAGGCAAAGGAATGGGTTACCCGAGAACCATTGGTTGGTAGCGTCAAAGCAAAAATGGTAGATTATAATGACATGTATACAAAAAAATATTCGTTTCACCACCATGTATATCTTCATAATTATTTATTAAGATATCATAGTCAATTACGTGTCAGGGGAAACATTAGGAAAATTACTAAACTGAGTCTTGCAATTCTCAAAGAGAATAACACCACTTATACTAGTTCCCCAATAAGGATACATGGACCTACCGTTAAACAATGTGCTTCTGATTTAAGTCCAATGCTCACTAATTCTTACAATAATTTTAAGATTAGTGGAGATGAATACTACAGTAAAGCTGAAATCAGCTACTGGTTTGGATTACAAATGTTACAGCCCGTTTTAACACAATTATCATCATATGAAAATTATGAAATCGGTGAAGGAAATTTACATTATACGGCAATGGAAGTAATTTATTACTTCCTTGCAAATTATAATAAATGTCTGCCTCACATGCATTTACTAGAAGTAATGACTGAAGGCGAAAAAGATCAACTTGACACTTACTTAAAGAAAGGAAACGGATATCAATTTTCCTTTAATAGGAAAAACTACTTATTTGGGCTTGATCGTGACAATTTTATATTAAAATATTTCCTTAAGACAGACGGCAACTGTTACCTTTTTCCCTTCCCCGTTGTGAAGTCGAACTTGGTAGACAGAAAATAAAAGGATCTGTAACTAGGCTTAGAACCCCTGTGGGTTCTAACAATGGAGACACTTTTCAAAAGGTCTCCTACATACCAGTTGTCAAAAATGGGAACGATTTTTTCAATTTTAATATTAAAATTGAAAACCGTAAAATCAAAAATCTATCTAATAACACTTATGGTTATTGTTATAGAACAACTGGAGATGACTATCCTAAGATCTCTGTACATCGTGAAGCAAAGGTAGTCAAACCTTATGCAATTAGGTTTGGGCCTGTCACTAGGGATATACCCTTTTGTACCGACCCAGATTTAGCAGATAATCTGCTTCTTGCATACTGTAAGCGTATCAGTCCTATTATGCCTGTTGCGCAACAGGAC